CCATGTCTGATATCGTAGGCAAGATCAAGTCAAGCTCTACACCCAGTGCTCGCACTGGTAAGAATGCAACTTGCCGAATTGCCGGATGCCCTGCATCACGGTCTCTTCGGAAAGCCCTTAAAGACGCGTTCGCTATCGTCTGCCTCGAGTTTAGTCTCGAGGGCGATACACAACCTCTAGAGGTTGCGAGCGATTGCTCTTCCTTAAGGAAAGCGTGGGAAGGAATGTGGATCCATCTCCTGGATCAAAAAGAAAATAAGAGGACGAAGAAGCGGTTGGCTTCTACGCTGAAGAGCACTCGTCGCTTGTTTGATAGGGAATGTAAACCTTGCGACAAGGAGATTAAAGAAGAGGAAAAGGCTAAGTGGCTATCCCACATGAAAGAAGGTCCGATTACTGAGCCGTGTAGATGGGCTCCGGATCCTCTAGGCATGTTAGCCGTCCACATTAGGGAATTATTAGGGGGGTGGAAAAGAACGGAGGCAGAAAGCGGGGATATGGATTATTGCCCTGACCAGCAGGGGTGTTTTGAGGTGCCAAGAGGATGGGGCGGAACACTTGCTTGCTCAGAAAGCAATGAGTCTTCCGATTACTCTCTGTTGCGTTTAGGCGTGGCTAAGACGAAAGGAAAGGCTCGTGTTGTTACTATGCAGCCGGCTCGTGTGAAACGTGTTCTCTCGAGGGTACACAACTCACTTTACAACCATCTGTCGAAGGACGGATATCTGGTGAGGGGCGATTTCCGCAAGGAAGACGCAGAAGAAGTCATCGCTGATCGTAGATCTGATGAGCTTTTCACGTCGGGCGACTATAGCTCGGCGACGAACGAATTGCATCAAGATGCTGTAAAGACAGTGGTGGCGGAAATTTGTGCTTCTGATGCAGTTTCCGCAGATGAGAAGGTGGTCCTGTGGCAGTCATTCCAGAGACTTAGGGTTCTGGACTGCCCTAACGGTATCAAAGAGGTCAATCGGGGTTCGATGATGGGAAACTTGGTTTCGTTCCCCCTCCTTTGCCTCATTAACAAAGCGTGCTTTGATATCGTGTGCGACATAATGCACGGACCCTTCTCTCGCCGTAAGGGGAAGTTTAACGGTGATGATTGCTTATTTAATGCCAACCAACAGTTCTATGATCTGTGGGTTGAGGTGACATCAACGTTTGGACTCGTGGTGAATCACGAAAAGACCGGAAGGTCTTCTAGGTGGCTTGAGCTCAACTCGCATACCTATGATGCTGTAGCTCGTCGCTTCGTGGCGAAACCAGTCCTTAGCTTCCTCCTCCGTGAGAGGGACTCAAAAGAATGTTTACTATCGCAAGCGATAGAAGGGATGGCGTCTTTCAGTAACTCCGTCAAGGAGTATGTGCTGAATGTCCTGTTGAGGCGTGAAATATCGCTCCGCGACATAAATATACAAACGCTTCCCTTAAGATGGTTAACAAAACTCGTTCGTAAGGCATGGTTTCGTAATGCCCTTGTTCGAGGCCCGGTCCCTCTAAAGAAGCGAGGAGTCGAGAGGAAAGTTGAAATGGTGGTTGATAAACCGCCCCGATCTAGGTTCTACGGTCTTGTCGATCGACTCAGTGAGGACCTTCGTTCTGATTACATTGGAAGATGGAAAGGAGTGAAAGTCCGTCCCGTTTCGGAGACTTTAGTGAAAACTAACATAAGAGACTGGATAGACCAGAAAAGGGAACCCACCATGCCTCTCTATCGACTCAAACTTGGCCCCCGGAGATGGAGGTTTGTTTGGCCAAAGGAGATTCTGGATTTCTTGAAAAGAAGAGGGTTTTATGATCATGTCATTTTGACCGACGAAGAGTGCGAGTCGGTGTGGCTAGATGATCATAGAGCTCTAAAATCAGAATTCACTCACTCCTGGAGCAAGCCTCCTATCCTTTATCCCCAACCGCCCGTGTTGGACTATAGGACGGAGTATCCCGTGGGTTACCGTAGAGGCTGCAGGGGTGCCAGAAGTGGCTGCTCGCTAAGGCTAGGCTTCGCGGAAGCTGTTGGGTAAATGGTGAAGAGACTAAGGAGTCTCTTAGAAAGATAGAAGGAGAGGTAGATATGGTCGTTGAGGCCGGTGGGACTCTCGGGTCATCTTGACTGGAAAGGTGTAAGCATATTAGGAGGGCTGAAATCTGGGATCCTGAACCTGTTACAGGTCGGCGGGCAAGCGCATTTGATTGGCGCCCAAGCCGCTGAGGCTCTCGCAGAGATTAAGCCTGGCGTGGTGAGAAACCCACCCACGAATTGCTGAAACCTCGAAATTAGAGATGACCTATGGGTCGAAAGGAGTTAGGGTATTAGACGATAAGGCAGTTAAACTCTGTCGAACGTTGTCGAATCCCTTTAATCTCTGGGCATAAACTGTCGGGAAACAGACAGATATAGCTATCCCACTCATCAACCTAAGTCGAATCTGCGGATATTGATTATAAGAGATGTAATAGGTTACAAAGAAGCCCCTCGGGGTAACTCTTCTACACCGCCAGCAGTGGAAGGTTGTCGAATGATTAGACAGCCACTTGGTAAACCG